CATTTCTTTGGTCAATCTGCCTTCCGACAGCTCTATGAGAGTTCTGATGTGTTTTACTGGGATCTTGCCTCGTTTAGACCATTGGTAAATTGCGTTTTCCCTTACTCCTAAAGGCTTTGCAAGGTTTGCCAATACCCCAAATTCTAGCTTTAATTCGTCAAATGGTTTCATATTATCCTTTCGTAAGAAACAGACTAGATCATATACCAAAAGGAAAACAATGCAAAACCCTAAAATTAGGGAAAGCACTTAGAAAATAACAAAATAAAACTGTTGCAAACTGTCATTTTGTGTATAATGAACTCAGTTTAACAAGTGATGAAGGGAAAGAAAATGAAGCGCAAAGGTCAAGGCAAAAAAGAATGTGTAGTAATGAAATTTGATGATTACACAAATACTTGGAAACAATGGAGCGTTCCAGTAACAATCAATCAGGCCTGCAAAATTGTTATACAAAAAGGCGAAAAATATTACCGCATTGACTATATTCAGAAGTAATTTTTAATCAAGTGATGAAGGGAAAGAAAATGGCAATTATTCAAGAATGTTCTAAAGAAACACCTAATGCTTATGAAATCAAAAAGTATGGTGGTGAAATTTCTTATGCAGTAAAAATGTTTGAAGGCCGTGTTCTTTGTGAATACGAAAAAAACGGCTACAGCGACAGCGATTTCTTTGCTGTTGTTTGGAATGATGAAACCGATTCTATTAAAGTTATTGAATACGGCTCAACTCGTCATGGTGGTTACTTTGGTTGCACAGTTGATGCAACTCCTGAAATTGTTGCAAAAGCTCGTGAATTTAAAGAAAACATTTTGGCTCGTGAGCGTTTTGAAAAAGAACAGCTCATGAGTGGATTTGCTGAAAAAGGCAAACTTGCTACTGTTGCAAATGCCAAAGGCAAAAATGCTCGTTTTAATAATCGTCAAGGTGTTATTTTTTGGGAAGGTGTTGATAAATTTGCTCCTTACTATTTAGCAAAACATGGCGCTAATCGCAGAGTAGGCATTGAGTTTGATGGAGAAAAAGCCTTTTTTAGTGGTGATGAAGTTCATGTAAATAACCATGAAAAAACTTACCATGAAATCAGCAGACAATTAAGAATTTCTGCTAATGTTGCTGGCTATAATCCAATTTACAGATTAAATTTTTAACAAGTGCTGAAAGGAAATTGTATGAAAACATATCGTCTAAAAGAAGCAATTCAAGTTTTAGCGCATGGTGGTTTTATTAGAGAACCAAAATATTACTTTAGCAAACACACATCTCTTTTTAATAAGCATGGAGCTTTAATAGGTTATATAACTTATGATTGCTACTTTGATATTTGCGAAACCTTAGGTTATGCGCATCATGATGGTTTGCTTAAATGTGGCAAACGAACAGAATATATTCCAAAAGAATTTGATAAAGTTAATTATGCTTGGGAATACGAAACAATCTCAGGTGATTTAAGTCTTTGCAAAAAGATGGAAGATGTAAATCTTAACTACGCTAAGTGCTGAAAGGAAATTGTATGCAAAAAGAACCTAAATTATGGGAAGTCATAGCCTCTTGGATTATGGGAGCGACTATCGGAATATTTCTTGCTCTTGTCTATATCTACAGAACAGGAGGCTTCTAATGGGTATGTCTAGACATGATGCTTATTACGAGCCTGAAGATGATTACATGGATTCTGACGAGCTTCAGCATGAAGTTGCAGAGCTGATGAAAGATGATGAATTTAATCCTAATAAATGGAATAACTTCTGCGAGGCTTTTGCAGCTCATCAAAACAAAGATGACATTGAGGCTTTAGAAGAAATGCTAGAGAAAAGGGATTTTGAAGCTCTAGGTAGGAAGCTGTGGAATATGTCGTTTGAATACTATGAAAACTGGGCTACTAGCCGAGTTACTGGTGAATACTAAAAAGGAAAAGTGATGAAAACATATTTAGAAATCAGAACAATTAATGTCAATGAACATACAGAAAAGAAGGGTAAATTTACCTACCTTTCATGGGCCTGGGCAGTTGATCAGCTCTTGCAACTTGATCCAACCGCTACATGGGAATACAAAGATCCTGTTTACTTTAACGAAACGCTCATGGTGTTTTGCTCAGTAACGGCTTTTGGTAAGACCATGACAGCTCAGTTGCCAGTTATGAACATGAACAAAGCCATACCCAATCCTGATGCTTTCCAAGTCAATACGGCTATGCAACGATGCCTAGCTAAGGCTATTGCCTTACATGGCTTAGGTCTGTATATCTACGCTGGTGAAGATATTCCTGATGAGGAAGAAGTGGATTTAAGCGCTGAAACCGAAAGATGGGTTGAGGCTATTTCTAACTGTGATTCTGTGGAGTTGCTCAAAAATGTTTACAAAAATGCCTATAACACCTTATCCAAAGACAAATCAGCAGTATCAAAAATCTCCTCCGCTAAAGATGCCAAAAAAGCAGAACTGGGAGCTTAAAGAGCTATTTGATTCAATCTTAGAAAGAGAAAAGGAAGCTAGAAAAAAATGAAAGCGTTTCCAAGCATAGATTGGGATTCTCAAATTGAATCCAAAAATAATCAATTAACACCAATTAGTTCAGGCATGGACTTGCGAGATTACTTTGCTGCTAAAGCTATGGAAGCAATTATTCAAAAAGCTGACGATAGAAGCACAGTAATTGGAGAAGTTGAACTTTGGGTTGGAAGTTACGCTTATAAAGTTGCTGATGCAATGATAGAGGCTAGAAAAAAATGACACTTTTAATCACATTTTTTGCCATAACTGGACTGCTTTTTTGGATTTTTATTGGAATTGTTCTTTTTTATATTTGGATGGAGAAGCGATGACAACCTTTACGACAGAAGATCGTATTGCAGCAATTCAACAAGGAACTGAGGAATGGCATCAGCTCCGCTTAGGCAAGGTTACTGCTTCTAGGGTAGCTGACATATTGGCAAGGACAAAGACAGGCCCTTCAGCTAGTAGAGGAAACTATCTGATTGAGCTTGCCTTGCAACGAGTTACAAAGACCATAGAAGAATCTTATAGCAATTCAGCGATGGAATGGGGAACTCAAACAGAACCCCAAGCTAGGGTTGCGTATGAGGTTACTACAGGCAATTTTGTTGATCAGGTAGCGTTTATAGACCATCCCACGATTAAAGGCTTTGGATGCTCTCCTGATGGTCTTGTTGAGGATGGTCTGATTGAGATCAAATGCCCTAATTCGGCTACGCATTGGAGTTATGTAAAGGCTAATGAACCGCCTCAAAAATACATCATTCAGATGCAATCCCAAATGGCAGTTACTGGTAGAGCATGGTGCGACTTTGTTTCTTTTGATCCTCGGATGCCTGAAAGAAGCCAACTCCTTATAGTAAGAATCAATCGAGATCAGGAATTGATAGAAGAAATTGAAAATGAAGTAAAGCAGTTTTTGAGTGAAGTAGAAGCAGAAGTCAATTTAATGGAGAAACGAAATGGCAATTAAATATTTTGTAAAAGCAGCAGTATCAGAGTTCCAAGGTGATGATGGAAAAATGAAAAAACGCTATCAGTCTATTGGAGTTGTCATGGAAACTAAACATGGCTTGATGTTGAAGATTGAATCCTTGCCAGTTTTTGCCATGAAGGAAGGAGCGATTCTTGCTTATCTAAATGTTCCTGAAGATAAAGCTGATCAAAAACCGATTGAAAAACTTGAGGAAGATATTCCATTCTAGGGAGGAGTGATGAAAAAGATATTGTTAGTGTTGATTTGTGGGTTTTTATTTGCTTGTTCCAGTAATCCAACTGTCTATAGTCAAGCGCCTTCGCAACAGTTAATATTAGACAAGCAAGTTGCTGCTTTAACTAGGAATGAAGTTATCAATGGAGTAACAGAATGTGAAGGAGCTGGACTTAGAGCTGTAGTAATAACAACTAAGCGCTCCATTAATGGCTTTACAACTGATATTCCTGTTGAAGTAACTTGTATGCCGAAACATAGATACCATTAAGGAGAAATCATGAAAAAAGCATTAGTA